TGTGACTGCCAGTTTGGCATCTTCTCTGTATTCTTGCAAATTCAACAGTGTCTTGAGTTTGCCAAGATTGGGCATGCCAAATGTTCCAACAAAGTCAGCCATTGGATTGGCAAACTGTGCATCGATAATAACTGATTTGTCTTCGGCTAGTCCACCAACTGTGGTAGCAGAATCAGTGCCAGTAATTTTGATTAAATCAATACAACCCAGGTCAAATGTGTGTTGTACAATATCTAGTAAATAGTCTTTCATGTTTCGGTCCTTTTGTTAAAACGTATAATCAATCTTCGGAGTTTTTCATCCGACAATCCCATTGCTTCTATCTTGGCAGATATTGCTCTGCGGACTTTTTTAATGTTGAGTTGTCCCTTTGTGGTGGCATCCTTGAGATCCACCGGCAATATTGCAGCAATCTCAATCAGTGCCATTAGCTCTAGTTCATTATAGATATCTTTTGTTGATCTGTCAACTGATTCTGGTGGTGTGGCATCAATTATTATGGGCGGTGCAGCATCAATATCTTCTTTTCTAAAAATTCCTGCCAGGGCCTGCCCGCCCCTAATACTTGCCAGCACACCGGGTTTTTTCAGTTCTATCCAACTGGTGCTGCCGTTGTTGTTGTGTTCGTAGGTGATTTTGTATCCTAGTATGTGTGCATGCTCACGCACCAGTCTACCGGGAGTATAGCAACAAAAGTGATGTTCCGCAAGACTTACTGCACCTTGTTGATCGCAGTTGTTGTAACTGAATACAAAACTTCCACCGGGTCTCAACAGTCCAAAAACTTCGGTCATGTATTGCTTGACTATTTCCAAGGGCTTGAAGTTGAAGTAGTGAAATGAATACACAAATCCAAATTGTTGCTTGGGCAGGTTCCAAAATATTGGATCAGTAGTGTATTCCTTGACCACGTAATAGCGTAGCCGTCGCTGATACTCTTCAGTAAACTGTGTTCGCATGGGCTCCAACAGTTCTATGTCGGTGTCCACCAAGTACATGGGGTCAAGTGCTACCAGATCTTCTACACCGGGACTGTGTGCTGGCCTAATCACCATGCCTGGATAATGCCAATCAGTATACAGTTGCAATCGGCTTTGCAAAAACACCCAGGTCAAGGGTTCTATAGACAGTTGTCTTGATAGAATATATTCTGGCGTGTCTTTTTTCATACCAGTTTGGTATAGGTCTGTGCTGTCAGCAAAATATGCAGGCTCTTGTTGCACAATCAAGTCTTGCACACTGTCTCTAAGTTGCTGTAGATTTTGATCAAACTGTCCAAGAAATTTCTCAGCACGACTCTTTGATTCGTTCAAACTGTCCAGGGCATCGGGCACCTGCACCCGACTGTCTTCGACAATTTTCACAATCTTTTTCAGCTCTCCAATAGTTTCAGTTGCAGTTGCCTGCACACTCAGGGTGTCCAGGGTATTTAGATATCCAACAAGGTCACTTAATTTCATTCGAACGAAAACAAACTTGTAAATGTATTTTCAGTATTGGTTGCAGATGCAAGATCCCATTCCAGCACACCCAACAAGTTGTCAATCTTTTGATCCACAACCGTGGCTTCCATCAGCCCATCATCAAACGGCAGTTCTGTAAACCAAGCAGGCAGGCGCTGTTCATCTGTGGGATATCCAATTGACGTCCAGCCCAGTGCATTTGACTTGAGCTTGCACACAATGGTCTTCATGCCATCCACAATCTGCATGCTGTAGTTGTCGCCGTTCATTCGTCGCATGTTGTTCCAGTTTAGAGCTGCTCTTACGTGTCCGGGCATGTTGGCTCGACCTTGTGCAGCTTCCGCAGCACCATACTTGGTCAGGTTGTTCACACGCTTGGGCGAACCTTTCTCCCAGCCTGGTCGCTCCATGAATTCATACTTGAACTTGCGAATATGTTCAATCACGTCATCACGTTGCACACCACTCAAGATCTTGTTTAGAATTTCCAACAAGAACTCCTGAATAACCTTGGGCGTGTCCGAACGTTTTAGATCCAAGCCAGTGGCCTTGGTCTTGCCAATCTTGCCGCCCACATCCAGTCGGTTGCCTTCGAGGTCAATGATGTTCACAGCATAACGCTTCTTGGTAATAAACAGGCTACGGTCTGCAACCATCTCACGACCACACTTGATCAGTTCTCCCATGTCTCGCGGACAATGAAATGCCTGTTCCATAAAGCCCGGAAACGAATCGTTCACTTGATCAGCAATTGAATCATACAGTTGAATACAAGTTTCCTTGCTCCACTCCATGCGGCCTTCTGCAACTTCGTTTTTCAACACAGACCAGGCACTAAAATAACATGAGTCTGTGTCACCATAGATAACTGCTTCGCCCACATGATCATATTTGCCAGTGATACATTCATTGATGTATGCATCCATGTGTCGGGCAATTGCACGACCTGTCAGCGTGGTTGACTGCCCAATACGCTTGTCAAAGAATCTACAACCTGGATTCAAAATAGCACCATACAGGCTGTTCAAGTTGATCTTCTTGACCAGTTGTCGCTTGTCCCAGAATGCGATGTCCTTGGGATCTGTTGCTGCTTTTTTCTTGGCCTGCATGTCCTTGCGTTCTGAGTACCAGCGTTCCAGCAAGCCAGGAATGATACCTTTTTTCTCATAGGTAAGAATAGTGCCATTAGCAGTGAGTATCCAGGGCTGGTGGCTGTCAAAGATCAGCGTCCAGATCTCTGCGGCCGAATGAGAGCTTTCTGAGCCGTCTTGCCAGTCAATGGTAATTTCAGTGCCAACTTCTGTGTTCATCACAGCAGTATATTCAAGACTGCCAAACAAGTTCTCCCAGGCATCTGCAAACTTGCCTCCGTTCTTGGCCATCTTTTCTTTGATATAATGGTCAGTCATGGTCTGTCGCAACTGACCCACAATGGTTTCCGGACCCATGTTCTGTGCTCGAATAGCTGAGGGATATAGACTGTTGATGTCAACTGATCCTACCCATTCATGCAGACCTTTTTTGGGATACGCAACATAGGCACCTGCTGCTTGATTGTCTTCGCTATCGTTACGTTGTTTGCGATTAGGCACAACAAATCCACGTTCATGTGCTTCCACAATGATCGCCTGTTCAGTCACTGCCACAGCACCCATTGTGGTCTGTAGCAGCACAGTGTTGGCATGTGCCAGTTCGCTGGCCAGTTCTAGAAAACGCAGTTTCTTGTCCAGCTTGTCCAGCAGTGCAGTATCCTGACGGTTGTATTCAATAAACTTCTTGAAGTGTTGATTATACAACTGATCCAGAGTGCCTTCGAACTGTGTCTTGGTCTCTCCCAGTTCATATTCGGAAATAGCATCCAGACTGTAGCTGTGACGTTCTTCGTAAGTGTATTTGCGATACAATTGCATATAGTCCATATGCACTCGCCCCACTAGGTCATAGGTTTCTTGTTCAGCACCAAAGCGTTCAAACATGCGCTTCTTGGGATGTTGTCCCCAGAGACAGAACTTGCGAGTGTCATCCTTGCTGAGAACTCTAATGGTTCTGTTGATGGTGTAAGGGATATCATAGCCCTCTGAGTTCCAGCCACTCAACACATCTGCATCGTCGATCAGGTCCAGAAACATCTTGATCATGTCACGCTCATCTTCAAACAAGAACGTGTTTTCAAAATCAGCCACCAGTTCTTGTGCTGTGGCCATGCTCATGTGCTTGGGTGGCACAGCCATGGTGACCATTTGATCCAGCCAGTTCAGGTACACCGAAATAGCAGTGATGGGATTGAACGGATCATCCACAGGTGAGAATCCGCGTTCCTTGTTGAAGTCTACCTCAATGTCGAAAAATGCTGTGTGCAGGTCCGGAGCATCTTGACCCTTGTAGTTGTCCTCTAAACAACGAAAGATTGGATTGATATCGCTTTCATACAGTTGCTTGCTGGAATGCATGCTGACTTCTTTGCGAAACTCTTTGTTGTTTCTTGTGCTGAATCTTGACACAGGTGTGTCATAGATGCTGCGATGTTTGCCTCTGGGGTCATCATAGTAGAACACAAAGTTTGCTGGATATTCCCTGTAGACTCGAGTGCCATTGCGGCGCTCTACCACGTGAATGCGATCGTGGGCACGATCAAATAGACTGTCAATATAACTCATGTATCTCCGTTTATGGCCGGTAAGCCGTGTTGCTTGCCCTTAACGTGGGCGATTCGTTGCAAAGCAATATTTATAATGTCTTGCCCACTGTGGTGAGAATTGTTTCCAGCAGTTCGTGATCCTGTTGTTCTTGTCCAAAGCTGGCCTTGTGTGCCATGCGAATTGCTTTCTTCAACACAGCTGGTTTGATTTCTAATTCTTCTGCAATGGCTTTCACAGTGTCTGTAAGGCCGCCCTGCAAGGTATCAATCTCGTGCATGACCTGCATGCCTTCATTGATGATCTGGGTGAGTTTGATTTTTTGGTCGCCGTTGAATGTTTTGTTTTCCATGAGAATCTCCTAAAGTAGTCAGCTAGTATAACTGATACAGTAGGAGATGTCAAGGTGTGTTTGCTCACTTTAGGATTCCCAGTAGCGAATTGGGCCGTCCAAGGCAGCAGCCGCCTGCCCTCGCAACTAGTGCGGTCCTAAGGGTGTTCTTAATGTCATTTGTTCGAGTACCCTGGTTAATTTTTTTTGTGCTCGATTCTTATACCAATCATGTATGGTACTTATCACGTTAACGTTGTTTTCGAATCTCAACCGGCATTGTTTCCACGCCTGTTTAGCGTAATTGGGATCTGTAAGCAATCTGTGATTAGAGTCAATTGCAGCAACTATTCGGTCAAATGGATTAGCAATAGTGTCATAGTTGTGGTTAACTATGTCATCAAATACGTCTAGCCCCACTTCACGCAGATGGGCCACAATGCCACATCCACCGAGTATAATTGGAAAATTACAGCCATAAAAACTATGCGCAGTTTTTTCTGTGATCATAACTGTTGGTTCAACAAATGACGATTCGGTTACTATTTCTACAAAACTGTTTTGGTACATGGCTCGTAATCTGTTTTCAAAATTGCCTATATTATCGTTTTGTTTGCGACCATAATGATTATAAATCTCATATACGTCATCTTCAAAATCAGACTGAGTTCTCATCAATTCAAAACCGGTGAGTATTTTGTTTCTTATATCTGTATGAGTTGGACCAAACTCCCAACTCACATGATCTAACAACACATTGGGATTCCCTGAAGGATTTTTTAAATAAGAGATTACTCCGTGATCAGCGTATCCAGCGCCAAATAGATAACTTAACGCTATCAATCGATGCGGCCTAACGTGTCTATTCAAACAAATAAAAGTACGGTCACTGTTAAAATTTTTGTCAAGCACAGGGGTCAACACACTATACCCAGCCTGTTGATTTACCCAATCACCTCCCCAGGGTATGATGTGCAAATTAGGTTGTTGTAGTTCAATATCTAGATTTTCTACACTAGTAAACAAAATAATTTTTGTATCTGGATGCCGTTTTGCAAATCCTTCGATGCTGACAGTTCCTGATTGTTGTGTGTCTTTCCACCAATTAAATGTTGACCAAATGTCTAATAGATCTTTGACTCCAATGATTACCAACGGTGCTTGGCAATTGACATTTTGAAAGAATCTATCCATGATCAGGGAATGAGTACTCCACATATAATAGGATTCCACATCACCATTAATTTTATCTACTATATCTTTAAACCAAGGATAGGTAAAATCATCAGTAGGCGGCCTGGATATAATATATGTCATAATTGATTTACCCTGGCTGAGTACCAATCTTTTCGTAAAATTAGTGCTTGTTCTAACAACGGGGGAATCTGCATCGCTGTACACACACGCTGATACTCTTGAACAAATGCATGATCACTTTCTAATAGTCGAGTAAGACTGATCGGTTTCATGCTGTATTGATGTTTAATTTGATCAAACTGTTCTTTCTCCATTGGCCGAACTTGGAATTGCAATTTTTGCTGTTCAGAATCTACCCAGCCTCCCCAAACATCAAGGTCAAGATCCACATAGAAAAATTCTGAATCCTCATCGCCTGAAAAATCCTGGTTAAATTCATATGGATGCAACGGAAATACTATCCTAGCATATTTGCGATTACAAAAAACATTGAGTAATCTATAGCAAAGATATTCCTTGT